CAAGAAATTTCATTAAAACAATTAAAATTACTTAATCTTTAGAAGCTGAGTCTTCAGTCTTCGGTGACTCTTCACTGTCGGTCGGCTTGCTTACCTAGTCCTTCTTGACCTTATAGTACCTCACTGTCTCATCTGATGTGATGAGTGGTGTGTATGCTCTGGTGTTGTTCACGATGTCATCGATTAATGACCCCAGATAGGTCTGTTCATCAGCGTCTGATAGATCGGATAGGTCAACACCTCTCGCATCTAACAATCTACTCAAGAACTCTGGTGTATGGTAGCCCTTCTGAAAGTCATAGTTGTACCAAGAATCATAGTCTTCTATAGGATTATACGGGTTATCTGTTGTTGACAACCAAACTTCCATAAAATATGCTCCTATCTAATATGATTAAAAATGATTATGTTCGAGAAATAATACGAAAAATGAATGCTGTAGTGACAAACCACTATCTAGAAATATATTTTTGTACCGTTGATGGTGAAACCCCAACTCGATCCGCTATCTCAGCAAGAGAATAGCCATTCGAATTCATGCTATTAATCAACGATTGTTTTGATGCCGGTATAGTACGGTCATCTCTAGGGGTAGCATGTTTCTTTAAAATATCCAAATCTATATTTTCGACAATTTGGTGTAGCTCATTACCAGAAAATGCGTTTGCCATTATAGCTTCCCATTCTCTATCGGTTAAATCAATATTTCTGTCTCGCTTAGAAATAGATCCTACTTCAGCACGAGCTTGATTTAATAATTGATTACGCAATTTAGATTTCTGGTCTTTCGTCATTTTTGCATCTGTATTTTTTAGCTTTTCATATAAACGAACATTAGATTTAAGCATCGCTTGTCGTTCTAAAGGACGATTTGATAAAATAGCACCTATCTTATTACGAACAGAAATAATCTCATTGGCATAAATTTCTTTAGCAGAATTTGATCTCTTCTCTGGTTTTAAAATAACCGCACTCTTTCTAGCTTGATTAGCTAATTGCTTAAGAGTATTTGCATGTGTAGCATAAATAGCTTCCATTCGTGTTCCGGAAGATAACGTAAATGCATCATCCGTCTCACCCATTTTTGTAGAGGTCTGAGAGTACTTTACTTCTTTTCCGGCACGATTAATATATGTTCTATTAGTGTTACGATATTTCTTTGACCCATCGGGATTTATAGTGTCATCAGATAAGAACCATTCTTTACGTTCATCGACATTCTTCATTCCTTTGGCTCTAGAAATAAGAGTACTAGCACCTGCATTTTCTCTTCCTTGATATTTTTTCTTTAATGCTTTAATATCGTTATCTATTTCAGATTGCTTCCAATTAAGTTGATGTTTTTCAGCATCAATAACAACCATTGAGTGTCGAGCAGCTTTGGCTAATTCTTTTTCGTCAGCACCATGCAGTGTCATATCAGTAATAAGATTGGATACTTGCCCCATTTGGATACCTTTATTAAATCCATCACCGCCATTTTTACGAGGAACACCAACCTCTGGCATTCCATTATATTTAGCATACTGAATTTTTGGTTCGAAATCTTTCAAACCAGATAAAGGATTTGAGGTTTTAATCTTCTGATTCTTTGTTGGAATAACAGTTACAGTATCACCATCAAAATCGGCACCAGATAAACGTTCTGCAACAGAAGCATTTATACCAACTGCATCAGCAGCATTGAAAATAAGTCTTCGAGCATCTTTTTGTTTGTTGTTAACAATAAGACGTGGAATCTCAAATGTTCCAGCATGAGGATAACGAATAAGAACTACTTCTTCACCATTCTGATATTTTGGTGCATAGATTTCGTTAGGCTTCATGTTTGGAATTGGTAAAATAACATGTGTTGATTGTCTTGGTAAAGCGGCTGCTTTTAAATCAACAGCATCTTTATCACATCCATCAGCAAATGAAACCAATAACTTTCGACGAATAGTAGGATTTGCTATTCGCATAATATCATTGTATTCGTCTTTGCGTTGATCAGCAATTATGCCCAACTGTCGTTTGGCTAGTTGTGGACTCTGTTTAGATAATACTTGAGAAGATAACGTCTTAGACCATTCATTCCAATCACCTTCTTCGTTTACAATATTAATTGCACCTTTTTGTCCATTAGCTTTAATGGCAGCCCCGAATGGATTATCGGGATCATTTTTCATAGGTTTCAATACAGTATTATCTTTAGGACCAAGCATCGGTGTTCCTTTTGGTTTATTAGTGTTAAAGATAACATCATAACCATCAGGAATATGATCTGTGTACATCGCCATACCTTTTAAATAATGAGTTCCGTCAACAGCAATACGAACTTGTGCATATCGTGACGCTCCTAAATCCAAATCTTTAACATTTCGACGTAACTCAATAACACCATCCTTTTGGATACCACCTTCTTCAGCATATCGAATAAGAACTCTATTTTTATCGATACTTTGAATTGGGTCTAGACCATATTTGGTCTTACCAGTCTCGTGTTCAATATAACCCATCGGTAAAGAAATCTTGTCTTTGTTCTGAGCGGCTAAAGCAAATGCTTTACGAGAAATATCACTATCACTAGTTCCTTCAGGTCGTTTCATTAAAACCTTGACGGTTGTATTTTTTCCAGTACCCAATTGCTCTACTGGAATATTGGTAATGATATAACCATCATCTTCTAATTTTTTGATAGCTGTATTCATTTTTGTTGAACTAACACCGATGGTAGTTTCAACACCAAGGCCAACATCAATATAACCTTTCTCATCAACACTCTTCTTAAGAATATCGGCTGTCTTAGAAATGGCTTCTAGTTTATCTTGGCGCATTGGATTTAATAAAGAACGAGCTGATGATTCATTAGGTAGTCCTAATTTGTCAGCAATAGCTTGATAACTCATTCCTTTGTTACGTAATTTAATACCTTCATAGTAATTACGTTTCTTAGCTTCATTTTTAGCAATAGAAATACGAGAGCGAAGCTCTGTTGTTGACATATTATGCTGTTTAGCAATATCAACTTCACTAACCCCCTTCTTCTGAAGCTCAGTTACAGATTTTAAAAATGTGTCTTGCTGGGATTGATATGGATCTTCACCAGAACCCCATGGATAACGACCAGAACGTCGTGGTATACCATAATGCTTCAAAACATCATCCATAGCAATACTCATCCTTTCATGTAATCTTCAATAATTCTATCACTACTAATAATAATTTTAGTAATGTTGGAAATAGTCGATCGTAAATCAATCTCATTATCTTCTGTATCCAAATAAAGGATCTCACCATTCTGATAAATACGAAGCTCTATTCTCAAATCTGATAAATTTATGTTTAACTCTTTGCCATACTCAAGAAGAAATAACGCAGCATAAACTTCTAACTGATCCATGTGAACTGGAGAAACACCAGTCTTTAAATCAGAAATACGTAATGTGTTTGTTCTCTCATCGTATCTAATGGCATCAGTGGTTCCGAAACAATTATCGCTATAATATAATAGTACTTCTGGATCCATTAAAAATCCAATAGCATCGTTTACATAATTAGCAAGATTGTCAAACATACGATCGATGTCAAAAAACTTGTTTGAATATCCTTTTTGATTCAATAAATAATTAACCCACTTTTTATCTTTTGGTCCATGGGATAATTTCATCTTGTTGTTGATTAGTGAAGCTGCAATATCATGTAAAGCAGTCCCAATCTCTTGTGCTTTAGAGTTAGCATATGATTCCAACAATCTGTTTTCGTCATAATTTAACCAACGATAAACACTAGCACCAAGAAATGCATGCTTACCGTTTAGATTTAAATGCTGATTGTAAATCATTGAATATCTCCTTCTCATTCTCGGGATAAATGAATGCAGCGTAAGACATACTATTCATCTTCTCTACATATAAATCCTGATTTGGTTGATGACTCGCATCTTCTGAACGTTTGCATTCAAGAGCAGCCCATTTATCATTATGTAAAATCATGAGATCTGGGATTCCTTGAATATAGTTTGCATCATTCTTTAAAACCATACAACCCGGAAATTGCTTTTCCAATTTTTTAATCAGTCTACGTTGGTAAGTATTTTCCCGCATAAAGTACCTCCACACAAAAATAAAAGAGAAGTTGCGTTCAAATAACGCTTATTCTATCCTTCTCTTCTATTATATGCGATGTTTTCTACGCGAATAGAAAATTAATCAAAATGTATGTTTTGTTTACGTAAGAATGTAGACTCATTGAATTTTTTCTTTCGAATAAGTGTATTGCGAATACTTCTATCGATTGGAGAGTCACTTACTAAATGATAATAGTATAAATGTTCATATGGTGTATTAAGACGATTTATACGACCAGCAGCTTGTGTCATGATTTTATATGAATAGTTGTCTGAGTAGAATATTATTGTGTCCGTTGTTATGCAATTCCAACCCTCAGCGGCTGAAGAGTAGTTAACTAAATATGCCCATCTATCTCCAACCAATATATCTTCATGCAAATGGCCGTTCCATTCAGTAAACACAACCCCAAGCGAAGTTAATGATTCCTTCAGAATATCAAGTTCATAGTTGTAGTTGTAGAAAATGATTGTCTTTGGGTGTTCCATTACCAATCGCTTAAGTCTAAAAATACGACTATCGTCCGAATTATTAATTTTACGGACAGTAAAGCATAACTCTGAAATATTCTTTATAGGTTCTTTGGTAAATGGATTAATTCGGAATTTCATCACTTTCATGTATTCAGTTTTATCATAACCAACTCGTTCATAAATATGGTGAAGCTCTGCTGGTGGCTTATAATTCACAGTAACGGTAATAGCATCTCTGTATTCAGCCAGTTTAACTGTCTTCAAATATTTCTCAATTTTTGGATAACTAGAAAATCTAGACATCAAACAGTGTTCTGTCATGAAATGGGTTTTATTACGAAAATAACCATTAGCAATAAATACTGGTATATAATCTTCCCACTTATCGCCAGGTGTTGCTGTAGCAATAACCCATTCATTATGTCGTGATATGGTTATAAAACTCTTAGCCCATACACCATAACCGGTAACTTTGTCTTCGTCGAATATGAAGAATGCATCTTTAACTTCTTTGTACTTCTTTATGTTATTCCACGAATCAATTACGATTTTAATTTTATTTGGATTTGACTCCGGATGCCCTACATCCAAATAAAATTTTAGTAGCTCTTTATCCCACTCTTTCAAATTACGCTTCATAGCAGTAGTGATAATATAAAGGGACGTGGACTTTTTAATTGGTTTTGTAAGATTGCGTAAATCTCCTCCTAAAATTTTAGTCCAATAATATGCAATAGTCAGTATTGACTTACCAGAACCGACACCACCAACGACGATATTACCGTTTTTAATTTTACTTAAAGATTCTTCTTGATGTGGAAATAGTTTCATTGGATCCTCACAAATATAAGAGGGGTGGTTAGACCCCTCATCAAATAGCTCTAACTGAATTCTTGAAAATAAGTAACTATTCGAATTCGTATCCATCGAAATCTTCTAAAATAGCTCCACCAAACTTCTTATCAGAAACAACTAAATATAAAGTCTTCAGATAAGCAGCAATCTTTCCCTTCTTGTATTCGTATGGGCGAATAACCATTCGTGCATTAAGAATTTCGCTTCTGTCTAGTTCAGATACAGTTTCTTCATTAAGGTCAACTTCACCACTAGGTGTTGTCATCTTAATTGCTGGTGGATATTGTCCGAATGTTACTTTTACTCGTAACATATATAAAGGTTCTCCACCTTCGTCCTTAGGATCCAAACGGTATACATTCCATCCATCATCAATTAAATCTTGAATTCGTAAAATATCATTACCATAACTATAGTCTGGGTCATTCTCATGTAATTCAACACAGAACGTTCGATTAAATACAGTACGACCATCATCAATAGGATCCCACTGTGTTCTACGACCACTAAAATTTCTGAATCGTGGTCCAATCATAATTCTTCCATTGTTTGAAATAACTAAACTTTTCATTTGTATTCTCCTTTTTAAAATGTTTCAATATTAGAATTTATCTCTAATGGTTCATCATCAGAAATAAAGCTGTAGAAATCTCCGTACTTATCTATTTCAGCAATTGCCTCATCAGCCAACTCATCAAAATATCTCATGTCAATAATATCATTCGCTTGACCATTAGCAATTGTTGAAGATTCGAGCCAACGATATCCTTTGGTGCCAGGTGCAGCATAATATTTGTCATCTTTAATACGATATAGTTCTCCACCACCGCATCCAGGTTTAATTGGAGAAAAACGTCCAACTTTACCAACAAAACGATAATCATGTTCACCTTCTGGTAAATTCTCGTTCTTGTCTAAATATAAAGTTCCTTCTTTAACGCTCTTTGTCACGCAAAGGTCATCAAATAAGATTGGCTCTTTTGAAAATAACTTCTTAAATGTATATGGAATCTTGAACTGCGTTCCAGTAGCAGACCACTCGCCGGGACCGGCTTCGTTTTCTTTACCTTCTTTAACTTTACAAACATATACTGCATCGTTAACCAAACAGTACTTAGAAAATGTTGCTTCATGTTCAAAAGAATATCCATACTTCTCTCCAAAGTCTTGAATATACTTAATAATAAAATCGTCAGCATTAGGAATTTTAATAGAGTCAGTCTTAATATGAGCAATTTGATATTTGAGTTCTTGCACCTTATGCTTCAAAGTAACCATAAATAACGCCCCACGTAAAGCTACGATGTTGTTAACATTACGAGGGTCTTTAAATGGATTATCAAAGCTAGCACTGGTCAACCCATATACTGAATTAATTGCAATCTTAAGAGCAGTTGAAATATTCTTAGCATCTGCATCAGTTAAGTCATCCGGAATATAGTCGGCTAAAGCACCATCCATAACACTCTTAGCCTTTTGAATATCTTTATGTTTAACGAAAATACGAGCATCCATCAAATCAGTAAAGTTCTTAGTATACTTACCAAATAAATTTAGTGCTTTAATACTATGTGGATGCATCGAAGCAATATCTAATAAAGCGACATTAGTGTATTGTCCAGGATTTGAGAATACATATCCGCCTTTACCGACATCTTCACCCATATACATGTTATGGAACTTTCCATCTGCTCCTCGTTCATAAGTATATCCAGGGAACTCAACAGATAAGTCTGTATATACTAAATCAGACTTAGTATCCTTAACTCCTCTGAAAATAATTCGAGTTGTTAAAGTATTCGTTGTATCATTTTCTGTAGAAACAACACTAGGACATAGTTTATTGGCAGCCGTAACTAGAATCTTTCTAGCTAAGAAATCATCCGATGTAGCATCAAATACAGCTTTAGTTGCCATAACATCATTCGCACAATATTCTGCAATCTCAACCCATTTATCTTCTGGTACTGGTTGATCCCAATCATAGTGATTCTCTAAATGAGTAATTCCAAGCTCAATTTCCCATTTCTTCAAACTTTGTTTCTTAGATGAATAGTCATAAATATCAGTGTATGAAATATTGTATGCTTCTCTAAATTTACAATTAGCTTGATTACCAATAATCTTCTTACTTAGAGAATATAACTCTTCGATGGTATAGCCAGCAACAATTCGAGCATAGATCATATGATTATCATAACTTCGATTATTAAAGCCAATAAGATTCTTCTTAAGCAAGAAAGCAATATCGTTTCTACTTGGATTGATGAAATATGTTGGCTTTGAATCAGTATACTTCATGTAAGCAACCACAAATAAGTTTGGGAACGACTCAATATCGTAGAAATATAAGTCATCGTTAGATCCACTCGTACTTGGAACAACGCCGTTCTCTTTCTCAGATGTAAAATGCATCTTAGAAACTAATTTAACACACTTATCACTCTGATTAGTACTTTGCATAGCAAACGCTAATATTGTTGAATGCAAATCGCTAATATCATAAACCAATCCTGAGTTATAAGCATTCTCAACCGTTGAATATATGAAGTCCATCTCAGGCGCTGTTGCACCATGATGTTCTTTATTTAGACATTTGGCAATAAACTTTCGTAAACCAACCTCAGTCTTTATACCTTCCCAATTTATCATTGTATCAACCTCCTTCAAAGGTAGTCCACTAGAAATAGTGGCAATTGGAATATCATTACATAGCGTAAGCTTACGTCTCAATGAAGCATCGCCAGTAAATACTTTAATCTCAACATCTTTAGAATAATGATTAGCAAGCTTACTCACATCACCATGATATAAATAGTGTAAGTGAATACCCGCACCAGACTTACTAAATTCCGCATATGTCTTAGGCCACTTGTTAGCAGCCTCTAAATTTAAATCTTTGTCTTTGTTTCCGTTCTCGTCTTTAATATCAAAATCAACAACAATAAGATTAGACGGTACTTTAACATAGTGAACCTCCCTAGTATTAATATCACGCAGCTTGCGTTTATTGTTTGCCCATTTACGACCAAGACCGAAAGATCCATCTTTAAATGTGATTTCTTTCTGAGCTGGCATATCAGCAAACTCTTTGTCAAATAACGAAGTTCTCTTCTTCATTATCAACCATTTATCATTAACTTCTGGTATTGCGTTTTCATCAACTACAGTTCTAACAAACTTTTCAGATATAAAATTTATGTATACGTTGTATTCGCCAGCATATCTATCTTGGAAGTCTTCAAAATAGTTTTTAAGCTCGTCCTTAAATACTCTCTTGTTAAGAACATATGCAACTCTAGAATCTTCAACCCAGAATTTATACAGACCCCAAGCATCAGTTAATGTAACTGTTTTGCTTCCGTTGAAATATGTATAGTTATCGGCGATGAAGTTATAGAAATCATTTGTTGCATCAATCATATGCATTGGAACATAATGGTTATAAACTTCTTTGTTTGCTTTATAATATTCCACACAGTCGTAGATAATATGGCCATACTCAAATCGAATGCCGTCCATTAAACGTGTATACTGATTGAATGACACAATGTTTCCAGTTGGTGAAATATCAATCAATCGTCTAATAATACCAGACTTAGCACCTGTAATTTTCAC